ATATAGTTCCTCCTTTAATATGATACCATTCTCTTCGATATAGTCTCTTGCGGCTTCTTCGTCTTCAAATTCATGTAGTTCCCAGTCCGTGAATACATAACAATTTGAGACGAGTAAGCCTTCATTGCAGTTACGCAAGCCGCTGCATCTGCAAATAGCTGTATATATTCGCTTGCTGCAATTCGCTATCAATCCGCTTGGCTGCTATGGCGCAATACTCTGGATTCAGGTCTATACCTATGTATCGCCTGCCATTCTGCACAGCAACCAGTCCAGTTGTCCCGCTGCCAAAGAATGGGTCAAGGATAACTGCATCTGGCTTTGCTGCCTTCACGCATGGCAATATCAAGTCCGGTGGGTATGTAGCGAAGTGAGCTTCTTTGTATGGCTTCGTTGTGACTGTCCAGACGGAGCGTTTGTTGCGGACCTTTACGCCATCAGCATTTTCTTTCCATCGCTCATGACCTTTTAGTGCTATTGACTGTGTATTGACATCAGTTGGAAAATATCCGTTCTGATACTTAGCGCTTCCCTTCATTACGGTGTCTTTCCTGCCATCGTAATTAGCCGGCTCTTTTATCGCCTCGCTGTCAAAGTAATACCTTGCGCTCTTGGTGAGCAAGAAGATATACTCGTGGCTCTTTGTGCAGCGGTCTCTCACGCTCTCAGGCATTGGGTTCGGCTTATGCCAGATGATGTCTTGCCGAAGCCACCAGCCATCTGCCTGCAATGCGAAGGCAACACGCCATGGGATGCCGACAAGGTCTTTGGGTTTGAGGTTATCTGGTATTTCTGCTGGTGGTCTTTCAGTCATAAACTCTGTGCCTTTATTTGTGGCTTGCTTTCCCCTTAACTCGCTTTTATATCCATGACCAGATCCCGCATAGCTATCCCCAAGATTAAGCCATAGCACTCCATCAGCTTTCAGCACTCTGCGAACCTCACGGAAGAGGTTGACCATATTGGCTACATACTGCTCTGGCGTTTTCTCTAAACCTAACTGCTGGTCTTTGCGGATTGCTCCGCATTTTGGACAGATTTCAGACGCTTGATGTCCCGCACTGCCATTATTGCTTGTTTGTTTTTTGCTTGTAGAATACTCAAACCTGCCTACTTTGTGGTCACACTCCGCATCTCCGCCTATCCATGTGGCTGTGCCATAATCTCGCAATCCCCAGTATGGCGGGCTGGTTATGCAGCAATCCACGCTCTCATCAGCCATACTTTTCAGCACATCTAAACTATCGCCACAGTAGATAGTGCCGTGTTCAGTTTCGTGATAAATCATTTGTTATATCTCATACTATATTATAAAATTTTTTAATTATAGTTATTATTTGTTGGTTAATTTTATCAGGCGATTGTAATCCGTCTATAACCTTAATTCTCTCAGAAAATTGTTGTGCCAATTGCAAATAACATTTTCTTACATTATTAAAAAACTCTATATTCTATTGTTCCATTCTATCATAATTTTTATTCTTAATTCTTTCTAATCCTACTTTAACAGGAATATCAAGTAGAAATGTTAAATCAGGTTTTAATCCTCTTGTAACAATAAAATCAATATCTGCAATTTCTCTCATACTAATATATCTACCTCCACCCTGATAAGCAAAAGTAGAATCACTAAATCTATCACAAATTACTACTATATCTTTCTGTAAGGCTGGCATTATTACACTTCTTATATGTTCTGATCTATCTGCAAAAAACAACATTAACTAAGTTTCAGGTTGCATTTTATAATTACCCAAAATTAGCTATCTAATTTTATTGTTAATTTCTAAATCATTATCCCCGGGCTATTTAGTTAATAATGCCTTAAATCCATTTTGTTTAAACCAGTCATATAATTTCTCAGATTGTGTAGTTTTTCCACTACCCTAAATTCCCTAAAAGGTAATAAACATTTTTTATTTCTCCTTTCTTATTTGTTGCAAATAGCTATTAAATAAATTTTGAACCTATTTTAACTATAATTCATTATAATCATAATCTTCTATACATAATACCTATATACTAGAAATCTTCAAATCAAAATTAAAATATACATAAACATTATATCCATTATATGGAATTACAAAGAAATAATTATGATCAAACAAATATAAATTGAATATGAATTTGTTGTCTTCTATTGAATAATTTGTATTAATTATTCTATTATCATAATGAATACAAGTATTACACTCACATAAATATGAACCTTCTCTAATATTACAAGTTTTTAATAATTTTATATATCTATAATCTATTAAATCCTCATAATATAATTTCATTAAATACTGATATAATTCAGAATTTTCAGTTAATATTAAATTCTACATTTTAATTATCTCAACTTAATATATTATTCCATTTTGAATTATTTTGTTTTCAAAGGTAAAATTGCCATCCTAATCATAATGCACAATTCCAAAACCTTGTTGCCATTTATTTAATACAGCATAATCCATACTATAATCACAGAGACAACCAACACTATAAGTATTCCAAAATCTATTGTCAATACGCTTAAATGCCTTGCTTTGTGATCTATGAAAGTGGAACACTATAAAGTGATCTTGCACATAAGGTTGCATAATATTTAATATATTTTCAGCTGAAAAGTTAGTTTTGCCTTTCTAGTGTCCATGTAGATGCCACAATTTACCTATACGAAATGGTTTAGTAATATATTCTATATTTAATCTTTCTAGCTATAATTTATCAATTAATAAGGTTTCTGCTAATTCAGCTAACTATGGTGCCTTATCACAAATATATTTTTCTATCCACAGTTCATGATTGCCAACATAATATATAATTCTTGCATCCGGAAACAAATCCCTTAATTTACATAAGAAATCACGGCCTTCTTTTAATTCATCAAATAATCTCTTGCCCCGTAAAATATTTTTAGAAAATTTGGATATTCGATAGCAATCTTGCATATCACCCATAATTGTAATTATATTAGGATTTAAAGGTTTCGCATAATCTAACATTACTTGAACTGCTACCTAATCTTGAAATGGTATATGAACATCACCAAAAGTTAGTTCAATATTACTACTATCAGTTATAGGATACTATATATTAGTACAGCTTAATACATTTAAATTTCTTAATGCAAAGGCTATGTGATCTGCCTATGTTCTTGTTATATTTAATAGTTTCTATAATTTATTTCTTCCTAGAGTTTCTCCATTAGTCTGAGCTTTAGCATTTAAAGTTAATGCTCTACGCCACAAGTTAATATCAATGTCATTCATCAATACTCCTATATTTATAGATTTTTCTTTTATATTTGTTTTTGGGATTATAACCATCTTTATACTTTTCATTCAATAAATATTGTCTTTTATTACGCTTCTGAATTTTTATTTGAGTAGATATGTTTTTATTTCTTTCTTTCATAACTGTTTATCTCTATCTCTCTTATCTTTATTACTATCTAACAAATATAATGTTGCCCAAACAATTAACAATCCTATATCAATAATTAAAACTATTAATAAATTACCAAAATTCAATATATTCTATAATATCTTCATTTTACTTATTCTCCTAGTTTATTTCTTTTATAAACTATTCTAAATTATGATCTTCAATAATTTCATTTATATTTTTATACATATCTTCTATTATTTTTATATGTCGTAATAGAATTTTTATAAATTTATCTATGTCCGAATATATATTATTTAGTCCTTCTTGAAATGTAGCTTTTGTTATATAATGCTCTATACCATAAATCATTATAATATTATTATAATTAACTTGAATATTTATCCCGCTATCATAAGCAAAAAAACCAATTCTATTATTTAAATCAGCCAAATTCATTATTAAAGCATATTTATCTTTTGTATATATATCATCATTATATATATCCTTATTTCTAAAACTAAATTGCCTTTGATATAACTTTTTACGATCATACGGTTCAGCATCCGTATCTTTTATCATAATAGAAATATTTTTATAATTATCTTTACTCGATATTACACCCTATAACTATGAAATATCATAAGTAGTAAAACAATTATTATCAATTATTGAATGATAACTAACTTTACACATATCCATATTTAATAGATATTTATTATTATGTATTTCACCACTTTTTATTCTACTTATTAATTTTTCCTCATAAGAATTTTTGATATATTTCAAAAGTTCTCTTAATTGATCTGCATATTCATACATTTCGGATTGATACTATAAATTAACCATTCTATTTACTCTCCAAATTTACTTATGTCATATTCCATAGTTTTTTGTCTTTCAATAGCTATAGCAGAAATATCAGCAGCTGATAATAATCTAATTAATGGACATTTAGCATCTGCTAAAAGATAACATTTTTGTTTTTGATAATCTAATACATTTCCTACTTCATAACTACCTCTAAACCAGCGCAAAGCCAATATTTCATCTTCTGTTAGTTCAATTAAATTATTATTTGCTATTAAAAATAAAGTCTTTTCGCTCTGGCCTATCGGAAAATTATCTTCATATTTCCATACCTGTTTTTCAACTAAACTTCCACCTTCATTATATTTAACAGTTTCTAGAGTAAAGCAGTTTGTCTTATATAAATCATGCAGAAATGAAACAATAAAGATTGTATCTTCACCATAGGGAACATCTAAAAGCTTATTTAAATCTTTTAGAATTTTAAATACCAGCAAACTATGATCAAATAATCCGCCTAAATAGTTATTATATTGTGATTTTGACGCCGGAGCATATATAAAATCTGAAGTTAATAAAAACTCTATAACAGGCTCAATATTGCGTTCACCAAAATCTATATTATTAACTATATTAGCCATAATATCTACATTTTCCTCTAATTTAGAACTATTACGTTCCATAATATGCCTCCTATTGCATATCTTTAATTTCTTGTTCTATTAAATCTAATATTATATCAAAAAATAATTGAGGTGCATTATCAATATTTCTATCCCATTTAGTAATATGGTATTTATTAACACAAATCTCATAATTAAATTCATTAAGATTAAAATCAGTTTTGCTATTATTAATAATAATTTCACCAGTGCGCTCATCTAAATTATAATTAATATTATAATTCATTTCACAATCAGAATTTATTCCATAGAAAACAGATTTCTCAAAATTTTCTTTTGTTTCTCTTATTATAATCTCCATTTTCTGTGTTAATGTTGTATACATTCGTTCTCCTTATAATTAAAACTGAGGGGGTACTATTAATTTTGTTATAGTACCCCAATCAATTTATTTACTTTTTCTAAATTCTATAGGTTTACCAGTAATCATTCTCAGAATGATATTAATAGCGGCAACAATAGTTCCAACTGCATCTGCTGGTAATTGAACATCTGGCTTTACCCATGCATATATAAATAAAACTAATGCTACTAAATTTACCCAAAACGTCTTACTTTGCCATATAGTCATTTTATCCATAATAATATACCTCCTTAGTATAGTATTTTTGTGATTTATAAAAAACAATTATTATAATTATTAACATATTTTTCTTATTATTAATTACTTTCTTGTTTTAAATTATTACTCATTTTTATAGATTATCAAATATATAATTAGTTGTTATTCTAGCACCGTCAAACACACCACCAAAATAAAACATTACATAATCCTAATCAGTATCCTGTAAACGGAGTGGATAAGTTTCCATTATATATATGTCATCATCTTTCCATTTAAACCTAATTTTAATTGCAAAATCGGGGTCTGGTGTTATATAAAATCCTACAGGCACACAAATAGTATATTCACCTTCTACTGGTTCATCAACCCAAAATGAAAATGCGATATTCTCTTTACAATATTCTTGATGCTATGGCGTCTTCAACTAAATAATGAATGGTATTCTTTCATCATTATTAGCCTAAATTTCATATTGATTTTTTATTTTATCATATTTATAGAAGCCTCTTTTTATTCCTAGTTGACTAAATGCCTAATCTATAGAATATAATAAAAAGCATTTATCTTCTACTAATGATAAAAGCATATACTGTAATTTTGATCTCTTGTAGTATTGATCATTTATAATCATAATTCCACCTCCATATGAGAATTATTATATTATTCTGTAACTGTAACAATATTTATGATTAACCTTTTATTTTTTATTTTTTTGTTTTTGTTCTTCTAATAATATCTTATCAAGGTCTTTTTGAACTTTTTCAATTGTTATCTTATAATCATTTTTTTCTGATTCCTTACAATGATTATATCGATAATTCAAATCTTTTAGTAACGATATTAGTTCCTTTTTACTTAACATTTTTTTTTTACCTCTTTATTATAGATTTTTAAAAATTTTCAAGTTCTTTTAATTCCTTTTTTATAAATTCAATAAACTCAATATATTCTTTTTTCTTAGAACTATTTGAACAATTATCCAACTTAGATTCTGTTTCTTTTAAAAGTCTCTTTAATTCTTTTTTATATAATCTATTAGTTTCATATTCAATAACATGAGCATGAATTCTTTGTATGTGATCTAATGAAACAACCAAATTGTCTACAGATTCATCTTTGTTAACGCTCTTATCGTTCATGCTTTTATTGAACAACATTTTTGAGCAAAACCAATCTAT